CGACGAGAGCGCCCGTAAGCGCGGTGGCGGTGGCGTTGCGGATGTTTGTGCGGGTGCTCATGCTTCTTTTGGTAACGGCATAGCGCCGCCGACTTTTGTGAATCCAAGATTGACCGCACGGTTAGCCATGACTGCTCGAAATTTTGAGAGCGTGACCTTGTAGCGAATTTTCAAAGCCGAATCGACGACGCGTTGCAGATCGGGAATCTTGTTTCCGGTGGTCCGTGCGCTCACGAATGGATTCTGGCCGAATTGCACTTGAGCGATTCCGGCTTTCGCCATGTGCCTTTTGATCCAACGCGGCACGCGCACGCCGCACGCCATTGCAGCCGCAGCAAATCCGGCCTTCGCGAGACCGACCTTTTTTTGCGTGTATTTGAGATAAGCGTCCGCCGCTTCATTAGAGATCCACATCTGATCCTGCACTTGCCAACGGCCGATTGCGCTGCGCGTGACTTGTTTCGGCCTCCCGCGTGAATTTCTGTTCGCGTAATGAAACGCCCGCATCTGAGCGATGGATGCGCCCGGCTGCCAGAACTTGCGATAAATGCGGATATTCTTTGAGCCTTCCCAGCCGAGGTTTACGCCCATCGTTTCGTGCGGCTGACCTCCGCGCGGCGGAACTTCCGTTGAGTTTCCGATTCTTTGGAAGAGACCGATGCTTTTTTCCTTCGCCAGTTGTCGGCCTCCGAAGAGGTCGCCCAGAATTGCGTTCTCGCCCTGCTCCTTTGCGTTCGTGCTGAGTCCGCCCGCTTTGGTTTTCGTGATCGTTCCGCCGGTCACGATTGGGATCTGAGTCTGTGCACCTTTTGCCAGTTTGTCGCCAGTCGGCGGCGTGATGAGCATGATCGTCCTCGCGACGTAAGCGCCCTCCTGCTTGATGACCAGACCAAGATCGACCTTCGCAGCGTCGGCGAGTCTCGCGAGCGCATACTCCAGCTTCTTGGTGTCTGAGAAGATCGAAATCATATGACCTTAGCGACGCCCAGCTCACATCCCGCGCCCTCGGCGTCCAACGTCACGCGCTCAACGTAGTAGGTGATGCCGGCTCGGGAAAGGGTCTGCGTGACCTTCGGCGCTGCGCTCACGCTCGTCGTCAAAAGGAAGATTGTGAACTTGCTGTCGTCTCGGCGTTGGTCCTCGAAGTCGGCAAACGCATTGCTCGCCGCTGACCAGATGCCGGTGACCGCGGCGCCCTGATACGTAAACGAAATGCCCGCCTGCTCCAAGATCGCGGAGAAGTCGGAGTTTATCTGTGTCGGGTCGAAGTCTCGAACGGCGGCCATACAATTGCGCGAATCGTCAAACCGCGGGAAAGTGCTGTGCGTGCATCGCCGGACGGTTTGCTTTTAGCCACGGCTCGGCGTCGGCCTTGCACTTCGCCCCGTCGTTGCCGCAGGTCTGAGAGCCGACGTGATGCACGTAGGCCCGCGAGATGAAGTGCCGGCGCTTCATGTCCGCGCATTGCACGTCGTCGGAAAACCAGTTGATGGGCGGAAAATCGACCCACGCGTCCCGTTGAATCCACGCGCAAATCGGCGCAATCACCCGCGTCTCGACCACGAACTCCTCCGACTCAAAGCGCAGCAAATCCAAGCGCCCTTTGCCGCAACGGATGTTTTGCGTCCCGCGTGCGTAGTCCGAGCGTGCTGCGACGTAGCCGATTTTTCCGAACGTCTCGCGCAACGCGTAGGCGTCATAAAGCAACGTCTCCCACGTCGTCGGCGTGAAAACGATGTCGTCGTTGCAAATTACCAGCTCGTCGTGCTCCTTGAACGCGATGGCCGCCGCGTGGTTGTAAGCCTCTCCGAACGTGCTCCCGACGCCGTGGAAATAGTAGGTGCGAATGTTGCGCGGCACGTAGGCTTTGACCGACGCCTTGAGCACGTCGAGACACCTTGCATTGGTCGTGCAGACGACGATTGCCGGCTCGGGAATCATTCTTTTTTTGTGCCCAGAATTTGCTCGATGTTCTCCGCGTCGATCAGCGTGCAGCCGCTCGCCAAGATTCGTTCGTCCCAGTTGTGCGGTGGCACCATGCCGTCTTCCGCCACGACGCAAATTGTGCCCGGCTCGGCTGCGCTCGGCTCGCCTACGTCGTGCAGGAACTGCTTCGCCATCCCCATCGTCTCGGCGTCGTCGGCCTTGACCAGAAAGCGGTGTTCGATGCGCTCCGGCTGCGCCGCCGTCGAAAGCCAAGCGTCGCGGAAGGCGACCGATTTGGTTGAGTTGCCTAGTGTCTTTTGCGTCAGCCGAATCCTTGGCTGCGTGTGCTTGTGGAAAACGAGCTGCATCGCCGCGGCGTCGTCCAATTGGCCGGCGAGGCGGTAGGCCCGCGCCGCAAGATCGTGCCCGGCCCAGCCATACCACTTGACTTCGTGAGTCCACGGCCGGTCTTTTGCGGTAGGCTCGGGAAGCGCGAGCATCCGCGACGCCCAAAAGCTTGCCCGCTTGCCGTCGTTGCGCTCGAACGCCAAGAGGATGACCGACGCGATTGCCTCGCGGCACCAAGGGAAAACACCGTGCGCCGACATTGCGAACTGCATCGCCTCGCGACGAGAAGCGACGAGCCGCGCAAGGTTGAGCCCGACCTCGTAGCGGAAGCTGTCGTCAAGGTTTGGGAAGCTGAGCGCGATCCGGCCGAACTGCTCAGCGGCCGTCTTGTTGCCGGCGCAATAATGCTCTTGGTGAATATAAAAATACTGGGTCGCGGACTCGGTGACGCTGCGCCCCAAGATCGCCAAGTTTCGTTTGCGGTTGTCCTGCTTGATCGCAATCGGCTGATGGTGCCAGACCGGCGTCGCCCAGTCGAAATGGCGGTCGTTCGGAAGTAGGAGGAGATTTTCGTGCACGTCGTGATGCCAGACGCGGCCGCTCGCAAATGCGCTGCGCCGCACGATCCGCTCCCGGTGAAGCTTCTTCCCGGTGCCGCGCACGTCGTAAGGGCAACGGACCATGAGCACGTCGTCCGATAGCTCGGCGAGCCTGTCCCGCAGCTTCTCAGCCTCCGCAATCACGTCGTCGCAGTCGGCCCAAATCAGCCAGTCGCCGCACGCCTGCGCGAACGCTTGGTTGCGTGCGCGGGCGAACGAATCGACGTGCTTCCATGCCTGCGCCGTCGCGCCGTTCTTGTATTCGCTGAACACGAATCCGACCGAGTGCTGCAAGCACCAGTCGCGCACGATCTGCTCCGTCGCGTCCGGTTCCTGCGAGCCGATGGCGCGGACGAGTGAGACCTCGTCAATCACGCCGTCGAAGCTGTCGAGCATCGCGCCGATTTGTGCCGCCTCGTTGCCAGCAATTACGCAGAGGGAAAGTATCATGTTCGTCGTTGTGTTTGCGTCAGGTCTTGCTGATCGCTCGGACCGGTCAAAACAAAAAGCCCCACGCCGTGAAGCGTGAGGCTGTTTTTCTGAACCTAGTTAAGATCAGGAATACTGGGTAGCGATAAGCTGACCAGCGTTCGAGTTCACGATCTTCTCGGCGGTATATTGCGAGGCGCGAACGATGTTCGACTTGATCTTCTCTTCGCGGTAGGTCGAGACGCCGATAGCCGGTCCATATTCGGACCAGTTGAGCGTGAAGCCTGCGCCGCCACCAAAGTAGCCAGCCGAAGCCTGCGTGACCGAGCCCACCCAGATGTAGGTGTTGGCCCAGACGTTTGCGGCGGAAAAGGCGATGCCCTCGGGTGCGCTATCGTAGGAAGCGCGACCGATCAGAACCTCGGCGACGCCGAACACTTCGGCGGCTGCTTGGGTGCTGGCGTTGAGGATGGTGTCGGACGAAAGACCCGTGCCCCGTAAACGATTCTGGAACTTGACGCTTGCGCGCAAACGGGTCCAGACCGGGTATGGGATGACGACGCGGGTGTTGGTCGTGGACTCGCCGCGAGCAAGCATCCGGTCGAGAGCTTCCTGCACGTCCTGACCGACGTCGAACGTGGCCAAATTGGCGACGGTGTAGGCGGTGCCAGAGTTGGTCGAGGTGAACGCGCCGGTATCGAAGATTTTCGAGGCGACGCGAAGCTCATGCGCGAGCAAGAGTTTGCGCTTGGCGAGCTTGGCGGCCATCACCTCGGCATCGAAGAAGCGGGCAACGTCGAGGGTGACGGTATCGTCTACAGCCTCCTCGTAGCCGTATTCCAGAGCGGTGTAGGTGTCTTGCGTGAAGGCGCGGGTGCCACGAGCGTAATCGCTGTAGGGAGCGCGGTTCTTTATGTCGCTCTTGAGAAGTTGGCCCTCTTTGAGAACGAACGATGGGTATTGGCCGGCGCGAACTGGCACGTCGAGAATCGGCATAACTTGGGTGCCGATCAGTCCAGCCTCCCAGTCTTTTGCCTGCTCAACTACGCCAGCGATGTCGCCACGGAAAATGGCTGCGGAATTTGAATACATGGTAATTAGTTCTTAATGGTTAGATGTTCTTGGGAAGCATCTCGATGATCGTAGATGCGTCCGAAGCGGTGCTGAGAGATTTGCCGACCGTGATCGTGCCGGTGATGGCAACGGTCCCGTTGGCGGTGGAGAAAAGCGTGTCGCCGACGGTCACTGGACCGGCGAGCAACGTTGCTTTGATGGTCGTGCCGCCGAGAAATTCGACGGTGATTTGATCGCCGGAAGCGGCGTCAATCGTTGCAACGCCGTCGGGCAAAGAAGCGGTGGCGGCAAGACCGACCCCGCGATTGCTGGAAATCGTCACGAGTCGGAACGCGGTGATTGCCGCGTTGGCGAGGAACGTGCCGGTGTGATTGAATGAAGTGGCCATTTTAGTTTTGGATTAGAGTTTGACGAGTTCGCCGGCTTGAACGCGTGCGCGATACGCAGCGTAGAGGTCGGCATGGTTTTTGATCGCGAAGGTGATTGCCTCGGATTTGTTGCCCTTCAGCTCGGTGGCTTTAGCGGCGACAACGTCCTCGAACTTCTGGACCTGCACGACTGGTTTTACTGCTTCGGCCGAGGCAATCGGAGCGGCTGGCGCACCAAAAGACTTGGCAAATTCTTTGACGGCGGCGAGCGCAGCGGTGTTAGCGGCGAGCTGCACGACTTCATTCTGCGCGCTCATGGCGGCAGGTTTTTCTTCTTTGGGAGCGAGAGCGCTTTCGAGCTTCGCGACTTTCTCATTCATGCTCATCATGGCAGACTGAATCATGCCTTCGATGGCCTTTTTCATTTCGTCGTTCATAGGAATTTCGATTTTGATTTCTGCTTCCGGCGACTCGCTGGCGTCGCTCTCAAATTGTTTGAGTTTGCGCGCAAAAAATCCGTTCGGGTTCGCAGCGGGTTCGCTGACAAGGTCCACCGAGTAGATTTCCGAGCACCGTTGCAAAGTCGTGAGCTTGTCCGCGCTCTTTTCCGACGGACCCGAGAACGCGATGGAGAGCCCGAACGTGTCTGGAATCCGATCGGCGATCTCCAAGATGTAAGCGCGATGCGGCGAATTTTGCAGCAAGTGCAAATCCCCGAGCAGCTTTTCGCCGCTGATTCTCAGGGCGTCGATATAGCCGACAATATCGCCCGCGCCGCCAGAGTGGTCGAGTTTCACCTTGAGCCCGCCCGCGTATTGCTCGGCGGCGGTCTTCACCTGCTCCAAAGTCAGGTCGTCAATCATCACGCCGTGCCCGAGCGCCGGTCCTTTGGTGATCAGCGAGACGCCGCGAATGATGCCGGCTTCGGCATCGATGACGCCTGCGGAGGCTGCGAATGTAATGACGGGTTCCATCGCCTAAGCGATGGCCGTCAAAACCGATCAGCGCTTGGGCTTCTTTTTCCTGACCTTTGCAACGACCACGGCAGGCTTTTTGCCTTTCGCGCCGATCCACGGAGCGACGGCAAAGACCATTCCGAGTCCCGCCGCGACGCTTGCGAACCGTTCAAAAGTAAGCAGCGCCCGGTCTGCGGCCTCCTTGTGCGTGCGCGAAATCGTCAGCTCTTCGTGCAGCGCCTTGTTGATCAGCGCCGTCATCGGTTCGATAACCGCGTAAAGCTCGGAGGTCATGGCCGGCGAGTTGAGCGTTTCAATCTCGCCCCGGTCGCAGACCTCGCGCGCTTTCTTGAGATAGGCTGCAACGAGTTTGTGCTGCGCCACGAGTTCTGTCGGGTTGCCAAATTCCGCGAGCAATCGCTCCGCCTCGGCTTGGAGCTTCGCCAGCGAGTCGCAAAACTCCTTCGCGTCGATGAGTCCCTTGCTCGCCTTTGCCTGACCGTCCACAATCGCCAGCCCGTAAATATCGAAAAGCGGACTGAGCACGTTGCTCGTCATCTCGAATTCTTTGTCGCTCGCCGCGATATGCTTCGAGACGTTTTTCACCGTCACCACTCCGACGCCTGCGAAACAAATCACGGTTGCGGCGAGCGCCGCCGTGATGACCTTCGGGTTCATTTCTTGAGCAGCTTCGTCGGGTTCTTGGAATACTTTTTTGCGAGCGTCGTGATGCCGTCGATAATCTCCGGCGCGAGCAGACCGGCGACGCCGTAGGTGACCGCCTTCACAAGTGAGCTGACCTCGATCTGCTCAACGATAAACCATGCGAGCGTCGAGACGATGGCCGCCATGATAACGCGCCGCACGCTGTCCCAGATCGTCCCTTGGATCGGGTTGGCCAGTAGGCGAGCAATCATGCCAGCGCCGCCAATCACCGCAGTCAGCCAGCCCGTTTCTTTCCAGAGCTTGGCCACTTCCATGAGGTCTTTGTGCTCGTTCATTTTTTTCGCATCTCCATGATTTTTTCAAGTGTGCGACCGCCGAAATAGAACGACATGATGAGCATGCCCCACTGACCGAGCAGCGAAACGTAAGACTCGTTGGCGTTGTATCCGAAGGCTGACATGCCCGCGAAAATAAAGTAGCCAGCAAGGATTGCCGCGAGCGTCATTGGCCGAATGTTTTTCGACCACCACGAGTCCGAAGCCATGTCCGCTTTGAGGCGGTCGGTCAGGTTGTCTTGCTCGACGCGGTAGGCTTCGAGGTCCGCGTTCATCTTCGCCAGCTCGCCGTTCTGCGCCAGCGCCGTGAGTTCTAGCTGCGCCTTGGCCTTCGCTTCCGGGTCCGGAATCAGCTTGTCGATCAGCTTCGTGCCGATGCCTAGAACTTCAGCGAGTGGAAACATGGGTTATACCTTCTTCGGATTCGTCAAACGACGAAACAGGAAATAAGGCAACCAGACCCATTTTGGAATCTTCGTCACCTTTACGTTAGTGCTTTCAATAAACGGCATCTCTGCATCCCAGAGCTTTACCCTAATAGGCGAGCCGTCTGGCGAGGTGCAGCTAATAATAGACACGTTGCGCGTGGGAGCGCGG